ATACAAGCGCTGCAAGAGCAGGTGTTGCTTAAACAATTGCAGCATATTGAACAAGAACGATGTAGCCATGTGTTAGATGATATTCACAAGGACTAGCTAATGGCACGTATTCAATCACCCGACGCAGAGCCAGTGCTACTGAACAAAACCGACCTGTGCAAAAGTTTGGGTATTAGTACCCAGGCGTTCGATAAATGGGATGTGCCGATCACCAGTAAAAAAGGCCGAGAGTGCTTGTACACCATGAGCGACGTGGTGGGTAACCGAGTAGCCAATGAGCGCAAAAAACATGTAAGCAATCCAACGCCCGAAGATAATGAAAAACCCAATATCGACTTTGAGCGTTACCGCTTAATCAAAGCGCAAGCCTACGGCCAAGAGCTTAAAAACGAAAAAGACGGCAAAGAAGTGGTCGAGGTGACGTTTTGCTCGTTTGTGCTTAGCCGAATAGCCGCGCAGATATCGCCGGTGCTGGACCAAATACACATTCGTGTAAAACGTAAATTCCCCGACATGCCAGAACGCACCATTGACGCTATTCGCGCCGAAGTGATTAAAAGCCAAAACACCGCCGCTGAACTGGCCAACGGCATTGAGGATTTATTAGATGAATATATCAGAAGCACAGATTAAAAATTTGAAAGCTGCTGTCGCTGCTGGCCTTAAATCGTTTTACCGTCCACCTATGTTGACCTGTAGTGAATACGCCGACACCCATTTTTATATGTCGTCGGAGTCGTCGTACACCGAAGGTAAATGGGAAAGCTTACCGTTTCAAATCGGTATATTGAATGCCATGGGTAACGACCAAATCACCACGCTGAACATTATGAAGTCAGCGCGTGTGGGTTACACCAAAATGCTGATGGCCAACGCTGGTTACAAGATAGAACACAAAAAACGTAACGTGTTGATATACCAGCCGCGGGACGGTGCTGCCAAAACGTTTATGAAAAAGCACGTTGAAACCGCCATACGTGACATGCCGATTTGGAAAGCCTTAGCGCCGTGGATTGGCCGCAAACATAAAGACAGTACCTTAGAAGATAAAATTTTTACCAACGGTAAAACCTTAATGGTGCGTGGTGGTACCGCTGCGGCAAACTACCGTGAGATTTCAACCGATGATGTTATTTACGATGAGTTAGCCGGTTTTGATGAGTCAATCGAACACGAAGGTAACGCCACATCGTTAGGTGATACCCGTGTTGAACTGTCGTTGTTTCCTAAATCGATACGGGGTTCAACGCCTAAAGTATTAGGTACCTGCCAAATTGAAAAGGCCTGTAGCGAAAGCCAGTACCAATTTAGATTTAACCTACCATGCCCACATTGTGATGAATTGCAGCATTTAAAGTGGGGCGGTAAAACTGAACCGTTTGGTATTAAATGGCAAGGCAGCGACCCAAAAACAGCCTATTACGTGTGCGAACACTGCGGTTGCTGCATTGAAAACAATCAACTGCACGACATGGAAGAGCACCCAAGCGCGTTATGGATATGCGACAAAACGGGTGTTTACACCTCAGACTTTATTTCGTTTTTCGACAAAGACGGCGACGACTTTTTAACGCCCGAAAATATCTCGATTTACATCTGGTCGGCCTATAACACCCTTAACAGCTGGGCCAAGTTAGTTACCGAGTTTTACAAAGCCAAAGGCGACAAAGAAAAGCTGCAAACCTTTGTTAATACCAAGCTGGGCCAGCCGTGGGACAACGACAACGGCGAACGCATTGAGTGGGAAGACTTAGGCCGCAGGCGTGAAATGTACCCCAACGGCAAAATGCCCGATTGGGTTGTGTATGTCACGGCGGGTGTTGATACCCAAGACGATCGATACGAAGGCCGTGTTTGGGGTTGGGGCGCAGGTAAAGAGTGCGCTTTAATCGATAGGTTTATTTTGTATGGCGACCCAGCCAGCCAAGTGCTACTCGATAAAGTCGCGCTGCGCTTAAACCAAAGTTACCCCCGTAACGACGGCATTGTGCTGAGCATTGGCACAACGTGTTGGGATTCGGGCGGGCATTACTCCGATACCGTTTACTCAATGAGTAAAAAGTTGGGTTTGTTCCGCGTGGTACCCATTAAAGGCGCCAATATGTACGGTAAGCCGATTGCCAATTTCCCGCGTAAGCGAAGTAACAAAGGTGTGTATTTAACCGAGGTTGGTACCGACAACGCTAAAGAGTTGATCATGGCCATGATGCGCACTCAACCCAGTGTTGATACGCGTACACCTGGTGCAATTCATTTGCCACTGAACGACAGCATTTGTGATGACACCGAATTGCAACAGTTAACGTCTGAACGAAAATTACCAACACGCCGCGACGGTCGCATTGTTTACCGCTGGGAAGCTGGCGGCAGACGTAACGAAGCGCTCGACTGTTTTGTGTATGCCTTGGCTGCACTGTATATCGCCATTGATCGCTTTGGCATTAATCTCGACTCGCTCAGTAAAGTGATAACCAATAAAGACGAAAACCCATCATCAACCGATGAATCCCCCAAACCTAAAAAACCGAAAAAGAGCCAAGCCAATAACTGGCTAAATGGTGGTTCGGTTAAATCAGGAGGCTGGCTGTAATGTCAAAGCAAGAAGCGGCGGACATGGTCGCGCTGTATATCGAAGCCGAAAAAGATGTATTGGCGGGTAAGTCCGTCAGCATCAACGGCAAGATGATGAGTACAGAAGACCTGGAACAAATTCGTAAAGGCCGCATGGAATGGCAGCGTACCTTAAGCATGTACACCCGCCCACGGGGTACCACACTCGCCCGATTTGGATAGGAAATAATATGAGCATTATTAACGATGCACTTTCGTATTTATCCCCTGGCTGGGCGCTAAAGCGACAGGCAGCCGCAATGAGCTATCGCAACCTTAAAGGTTACGAAGCTGCCAGCCCAAGCCGAACACATAAAGCCAATAAAGAGGGGCGCGGTGCTAACCAAGCAGTATTTGCTGCAGGTAAAAGCTTGCGCGAACAGGCGCGATGGTTAGATGAAAACCACGACCTCAGTATTGGTATTTTAGACCGGATGGAAGAACGGGTAATTGGTGCGCAGGGAATTGTGGTTGAGCCACAACCCCGCAGTATTAGTGGTGAAATACTGGATGATTTGGCCAATGATATTCAACGCCGTTTTGCTGCATGGTCATTAAAGCCTGATGTAACAGGGCGCTACACTCGGCCAGAGCTTGAGCGCTTAGTGTTACGTACCGCATTGCGCGACGGTGAAGTATTCGGCCATCAAGTGCGTGGCAAGGTGGCTAAGTTTGGTCATCCCAACCCGCAAGGCACGCAATACAGTATTGAAGCGTTAGAGCCTGATTACATTCCGTTTGAACTTAACGATGTATCAACCCGCGTTCGACAAGGGTTAGAGGTTAATGGTTGGGGGCAGGTGGTTAATTACCATGTGTTGTTTGATCACCCGTCTGACCAAATTGGCTTTCGCTACAAAACTAAAGCCGTACCCGCAAGTAACATGCTGCACCTTGGCATGTTTAAGCGTTTGCACCAGCTGCGCGGTATCAGTATTTTTCACGGCATTTTAACGCGCCTTGGCGACATTAAAGACTATGAAGAATCTGAACGGGTAGCTGCGCGTATTGCTGCAGCGTTAGCGTTTTACATCAAACGCGGTGACGCCAGCATGTTTGGCCTAGATGGTGATGCTAAGGCTGACCGTGAAATTAACATTGCACCAGGCATGACCTTTGATGATCTCGCTGTTGGTGAAGATGTCGGCATGATTGAGTCAAATCGCCCTAACGTGCATTTAGTTGATTTTCGTAATGGCCAGTTAAAAGCCTGTGCTGCGGGGACCCGTGGCAGTTACTCGAGCATTGCCCGTGATTATCAAGGCAGTTATTCAAGCCAACGCCAAGAGCTGGTTGAGCAAGATGAGTCGAACCGCATTATGCAGCAATGGTTTTGTGCCGGTTGGGCGCGGCCTGCGTTTCGTAACTGGTTGGAAATGGAGTTAATGAATAAGCAGGACCCTATAACCCTGCCGCCAGACCTAGACACCCGCACCTTGTTTGATGCTGTGTATTACGGGCCCACCATGCCATGGATTGACCCACGCAAAGAATCCCAAGGTTGGGAGATGATGATAGCCGGTAATGCCGCAACCGAGGCTGACTGGGCGCGAGCTCGTGGCCGTAACCCAAGCGAAGTTAAACGCCAACGTCAACGTGAGCTGAAGTTTAACCGCGAAAACGACATGGTCACGGGTAACGACCCAGAGCCACAAAACGGAG